CAGTCATAAGAAATCTCCTTCTCTCTATATATACTATATATAGTATATGAATAAAGAAGTCAAGAAGATTATGTAAAATAATTTACATTATATAAAAAATAGTTTTATTATTATTTTTTGTTTCCAGTGTATTCGTGAGAATAAGAAAAAACATTTCTTGGAACCCAATTAAAATTTTTGTTTTCACCTGTCATGGAACGCACTTTCATATTTTTAGAAGTAGGTCTCCATTTGGGAGATTTATTTCGGTATTCACCCATGCGCGGATGAGTTGTCTTGCTGAAATATCTTTTACCTTCTTCAATATGAATTTGCCCTATGGCGTCACTTAAACGGACGCCAATGCCAAGACCTTGATAATCAGGAAGAACGACAGTTCTGTGTCCTCTATATGCGTTTTTTAAAGTTCCACTTGGCATAGTTAAAACAGAGGTAAACCCAACGACATTTGATCCCCATAGGCATACCCAGTGTTTTGCACTTTTATTGAGGTTTCCTGAGAGATAGTGATGGTCGCGGAAGATTGACCACGACTGCGGCCTGCAAGGTATGACTTCCAGTTCAATGTCGGGACGCCTAAGACACCCCCTTGAAAGAAAATCTTTCGTTAGAGTATCATAGACCCAATCAGGTTGAAGCCATTCACTTATGTCGTAATGACAAGAAGCAAATACCACAGAATGTATACCACTGTTGTTAATGTATCGACTCAAAGCGGCGGAACATGATTTAGCAACTGATCGATCAACAACGCTGGTAAATTCATCAATCACTGCGCCATTGCTTAATTGTCTGGCTAAATTTGCTCTGTACTTTTCGCCTGTAGAAAGTATTTTATATGGCCTAAACCAAGCTGGAATGCTGTTTAATCCAACCGCGCTTAGTTTAGTTTGCGCGTCATCTGCGTCATTAAAATGAGAAACTATTGCCTTGTTGTCGTGCCACTGTGGCGATGTTTCCTCGCCAAATGATTTGAGCATAGTAGACTTTCCACTTCCAGATGGCCCTACAATTAAACCAATTTTAAAATCTGTTGGCAATTCTGGAAGAGTTGGAACGGAACATTCAGAAATACCATTAAAATCATAATCAAAATTTCTAGATACTTTTTCAGTGATTTCGTCTTGTTCTATATTTTCATATCTAAGAAGTTTATTCATCACAAAACTCCATTATCTTTTTAGATGCGTCAGTCGCACCCTTCCCAATAATAACTGTCTGGCCTACTGACTCTAAATAAATAATCATAGATTTCTGTTCGGGGGAAAGTCTTCCACCTGACACTCTCTTCATCTCAACCCACAGCGTCCACTGTGGAATAAACAAGTCAGGAATGCCTCGAACTACACCTTCAGCTTTTAATCGCTTGGCAACGCTGATTGCCCTCTTCTCGCCATTCGGGATTGCGAATATCAAAACGTCTGGATACTTGGCTCGAAACCAATTGATAAAGCCAACTTGCTCCTCATGCTCAGAAGGGGATGTCTTCACCAGTCCAATCAGCGTATTCCGAGTTTTGCGTTTTCGTCTCATTATTTCTCTCCACTTGCGTATAATCAAATTCCACAATCTCTTTGTATTTTGGATTGTGAGATGATGGTTTAATTTTTATGCGGCTAGGTGTTGTCCATAGCTTTGCTTCAATTAAAGCGTGATCTGTTGTATCTGCCGTTGAACTTAACAAAGGCTTTCTGGATCTATATCTACTGGCGGCGTATCCACCATGATCAGGACACAGCCACTCTGAATTTGACATCATACCGCAATTGTAAGTCACTTTCACGCTGTCTGGCTTTCCATCTTTTTTGTGTCTTGAATACCATACACTATCGACATCCACCCACTCGGATTCTATTTGTGACGATAACATAGCGCCTCGGTATGAATCTGGATTATGATTAAGCATAGGCGGTGGAAATTGGAATCCACACTCAGGACAGATTTTAGCGGCGGCGTGAACCATCGTCTGGCATTTCTCGCATGTCTTAACTGGAGCTTCTCCATCGCCACTCGAAGTTTTATAATTTGGATTCACCTTATCAATAAATCCGTGACGCTCGACGTTGGCTCCAAAATCACACACCAAGCAGTTTTCTTTGCCATCTGCAATTCTAGTGCCACGTCCAACCATTTGAACATATAATCCAGTTGAAGCTGTAGCTCTAATTAAACCAATGAGGTCTACGGCAGGGTGATCAAATCCAGTAGTCAAGACATTGACATTTATCAGGCATCTTAGTTTTCCAGATTTAAAGTCAGCAATTGTCTGATCCCTTACTTTTTTGCTATCTTCGCCAGTGACTGCATCAACAGAAATTCCGTGAGACTCAAACTCTTCAAGAAGCATTCGTGCGTGTTTTATGCCACTACTAAATATTAACCAGCTCTTCCTATCCTCGCCTAACTCAACAATTTCATTTACAGTAGCCGCCACAAGTTCTGGGTCAGATGCGGCAGTAGCCAATTGACTTTCAATAAATTCACCGCCACGTTTTCCAACGCCTGTCAAATCGATTTGATTTAATCCACCTTTACTAATCACAGGAGACAAGTAACCTTGCTCCATGAGCATCTCAACAGATATGTCATGTGCAATTCCATCAAAGATAGCACCTTTGCCTTTGTGCAAGTATCCACTGTCCAATCTGTATGGCGTGGCAGTCAGTCCAACAACTTTAACATCTGGATTGCAACTCTTCATATCAGCTATAAATTTGTTGTATCGAGTGCCTTCATTCTTGGGTAGCATGTGAGCTTCATCAATTAAGATCAAATCAATTGCAGGGACGATCTCGTAGGCTCTCTCCCATACGCTTTGTATACCTGCAAATATAATAGGCTTGTCTAGTCGCTTCTCACCCACAGACGCGCTGTAGAAGCAAAAATCAGCCTGTGGGTACAGCTTAACCAATCCTGAAGCACCTTGCTCCAAAAGCTCTCTAACGTGCGTTACAACCATAACTCTCGTGCCGTGGTAGCTCATGGCGTCTGAAATCAGTTGTGCGATGATCGCAGTCTTCCCAGAACCTGTAGGCGCAACGATTAGTGGATTATCCCCTGACTTGCTTGCCCAGTAGCTATACAACCCATCTATCGCTTCTTTTTGGTAATCTCTAAGGGTAAAGGTCATTTAACGTCTCCTATTATTAATCCACTTAGCCAATTGGGATCGTAGTTATATATATTGATTTTGCGTTTGCTTGTTTGAACCCAAGTGTTTTTGTGTCCGATACCCTTGCGAGATCCTGCAATCTCCCAGCCCATAGCTTGCCAAAAGAAATTACTTTCTAAATCGTCAGCGCAACCTGCATCAAAAGATAAAGTCCCAATATACTTACCCCAATTGACAACTAAATTTAAAAGCAGTTTGCCCCTCTCAAATTTTCTGGCGTCTTTTTGTAGGCAAATCTGAGCTATCTTTCCTTTGCGGTAGATTGCATTTCTTTTACCAAAACTAGCTAGGCAAAAACCAACGAGGTCATCATTAACAGTACACACAAATAATTTGTCATTACAGACAGGTGACCATCTCTTGCCAGTTTTGATTCCTGTGATCGCAGATTCATACGCCATCTTTGGAATAAATCCTAAACTCAAACTTTCTTTTTTACTGAGGCTGACAACATATTTTATGTCTTCTAATACAGCCTCTCTTACTATCGTGTCTTCTATCATTTCATTCTGCCATCAAAGATAACTTAAAGGTCATCTGCATAACCTCCACTGAGTTAATGTGAGCCAAACGCCTTCTATGGGTGTTAATATGTCTTGAGGTACAACCCAACATATACCCCTACCCAAGTCTGTCTCTACTGCTTCTAATTTAAATCTATCTCTACCCATACCTCCAGCAATACGCATCACATCTTCATCATCAGATATGGTAACTAATATTGCGTATTCAGCGACAAACGAATCTAAAGATTTAAATAATAGCTTGCCTGATTTATGATACGTTGCTTTCACGTCAATACTTACGTCTTCAGACCACATATCAGCACCACTATCTATGCCAAGGTCAGATGCTCTATATGGAAGCTGTAAGGCTTTTGCGACTGCCATTTCAGCCTTTAAACCTAGAAGATCAATATCAGCATCTGATCTAATATCTTTGCGTTGATTTACAACACCGCTTGCCCTTGCCAATTGCCAACGTAAAGCCGCCGCTTGCTTTGCTTCTGACATTTCTGATCTAGTCAATCTTACATTTAAAGCCATTACACCATCCTCCCATCATCTTCATCCAGAATTTCACGGAGTATTTCTTTGTATTCTTCTACAACATAAATTAAACGCACCTCGTTCTTATCTGGTATATTTTTCATGATTTCTTCAACCCTATCGATCTCTCGTTTAAACACTTTTTTTATGCGTTTTCGTAATATCTCATCACTCATTGCGCATCCTCCCATCAAAGATAGCTTGGCTGTTCCCCTTGTTTTTAATGATCTCGCCAGTGTCTTTATCTTCATATTCAACAAAATCATCCCCAGCATCGTGTACTACCAAATCTTTTGGCATGATTTGTGGGATGTATAGATGTTCA